CTGATGAACTATAATGATGTTAAGAAAAGAATGATTAGTCAAGGAATTGACAGAGAAGATATTTATGAGAATTCTGTAGAGATTTCTGAAAAGATTTCTAATTATGATATTAAGTCAGGAGTAGATCTTCTTCCTGTAAATCGCAAAGACCCTCATGAAGAACTAAGGCAACTCGTGATGGATGGCCTTAGAAAGAGAGATCTAGTAGAGCCCGAGTATCTTGATAGAGTAAAGGAAGAACTGAGTATCATTAAAGAGAAAAACTTTTCTTCATACTTTCTTGTAGTATCAAATATGATTTCTTGGGCAAAGAGTCAGAATATTCTAGTTGGACCAGGCAGAGGATCTGCCGCTGGAAGCCTAGTTTGTTATGCACTAGAGATTACAGATGTAGACCCTATCAAGCATGGACTGCTCTTTTTTAGATTCATTAATCCAGAAAGAAATGACTTCCCCGATATTGACACAGACTACGAGGATCGTAGAAGAGGCGAAGTAAAGGAATATCTTATTAATGAATATCGTCATGTAGCATCTATTGCAACCTTTAATACTTTTAGGGATAAGGGTGTTGTTAGGGACGTTGCAAGGGCCTTTAACATCCCCCTGTCGGAAGTAAATAAAGCACTTAAGGGGATTGAGACCTGGGAGGAATTTATAAGAACTCCTGGGGCTAAGGAGTTTAGAGATAAGTATCCAGAGGTTGTAGAGTATGCTGATCGGTTGCGCGGAAGGATTCGTGGAACTGGACTTCATGCTGCCGGAATTGTAACTTCTAAGACAGAGATATCTAAGTATGCTCCAATAGAAACAAGAAAAGATACTCAAAGTGATTCAAGAATCCCTGTTGTAGCAGTAGACATGGATCAGGCTGCAGAGATAGGTTTGATTAAGATCGACGCACTTGGCCTGAAGACTTTGACAGTTATTCAGGATACTATCAAGAATGTTCGTGATCGACATGGAGTGGATATTAAACTGTCTGAAATTCCATTCGATGACAAGGAAATTTATGCAGACCTATCTGCTGGATTCACCAAGGGAGTTTTCCAGGCTGAGGCTGTTCCGTATACCAATCTTCTTATAAAGATGGGGGTAAGCAGTTTAGATGAACTTGCTGCATCTAATGCCCTCGTTCGTCCTGGTGCCATGAATACAATTGGAGCGGACTATATTAAAAGAAAGAAGGGGCGACAGTCAGTAAAATATGTACACCCAATTATGAAAGAATTTACAGAAGATACATATGGGTGTATCCTTTACCAGGAACAAGTTATGCAGGCCTGCGTTCAACTTGGCGGAATGACAATGGCAGAGGCAGATAAAGTTAGAAAGATTATTGGAAAGAAGAAGGATGCAAAAGAATTCGACCAGTTCAAGGATAAATTTATTTCTGGCGCTTCACGGCACATTTCAAAGGAAGCCGCAGAGAATCTATGGCATCAGTTTGAGGCTCACGCAGGCTATTCGTTTAATAAGAGTCATGCTGTTGCATATTCTACGCTTTCTTACTGGACGGCATGGTTAAAGAAATATTATCCACTAGAGTTTATGTTCTCCCTAATGAAGAATGAGGGCGATAGGGATAAGAGAACAGACTATCTTATCGAAGCCAAAAGAATAAATATTAAAATACGGCTACCCCACATTAATGAATCTGGAGAAGATTTTACTCTAGAGGGTGGGGCAATTAGATTTGGCCTTGGGAACATTAAGTTCATTTCTGAGGGAATTGCAAAGAAGATAATCGCAGCAAGGCCATTCAATACCTACAAAGACTTCATTGAGTTTACCTCTAAGAAGGGTTCTGGGGTAAATAGTAGAGCCGTGGACGCCTTGAATAAAATAGGTGGAGCAGCGTTCCCAGACAATCCTCGTAGTGGAAATGAAAGGGAATACTTGTATGAGTATCTAAACATTCCTGAGTTTGTTACTAATATTCCTAGATGGGTAGAGTCATACTTTAAGCCAATAGAAGATTATGAAGAAGAGGGCGCTTTCATTATCATGGGGATGGTTAAATCAATTAAGCGCGGAGATGGATGGAGCCGAATTGAGATTGTTGATAAGACTGGGAGTGTTGGTGTATTTCATAACCAAGACACCCAGGTTGAGCCAGGGAGGATGTATATCTTCTTAGTTTCAGATAATAGAGTTGCCTCATTTATCCAGCCGGACTCCCTTGACTCAGCACAGACACCTTTTGTACAATTTCTAAAGGCGAAGACTATGGTCTTAGGTCCAGAAGAATATTATGTTGTGGACGTAGAGCCTAGGAGGACAAAGAAGGGTGATAGAATGGCACACGCAGTTTTGTCTAATGAAGACAAAGAACTAACTTCAGTCATCATCTTTCCATCAGTTTACGCAGAATCTTTAGCACATATGAAGCCTGGTACAAGTTGCAAGCCAGTATTTGGTGAGACTAACACAGGCGCTACTACATTAAAGGGATTTATCAGATGAATTTAGATACTCTAGCAGATAGATTGCACAATACTGCACAGGAAAAAGGATTTTGGGAACCAGTATCAAGAATGCAGGAGCAAGACTTCTTTATATTTTATTCAAAGCAAATAGCCATGATCCATTCTGAGGCCACAGAAATTTTAGAGGCATTGAGAAAAGACAAGGGCGATGAGGCAGTTGTAGAAGAGATTGCAGACCTTATTATTAGAGCCCTTGATTTGTATAAAGGAATTAAAGTCTACTCTGGAGATTTGCCTTCTTTGGATTCTACACTTATGAAGAAGTCTTTAACAAATCAGGAAAGGCCACGGCTCCACGGCGTTCGTGGATGATATAATGAATGCTTACTTTCTTCACGGCTCAGAGGGTGAAAAGTTAATGGTAATCCGTGGGCACGATGAAGAGTTAATGAAGAAAATAATTGATAACTTACATAGATCAAGAGATGAAGATATCAAAAGACTAGCGGAAGTATTGGAGAATCATTTTAATGAGCGACATGATGATGGAGGAAGTCCTATCGAAATTAGATCCAAAAATAAGAAAGATGGTAGGAAGCGCAGATAATGTAGAAATACATAAACAAAAGACTCCTAGCCTATCTTTAAATGTTGCTCTTAAGGGAGGTTTGGCTTATGGTAGACAAGTTCTTATATGGGGCAATAAGAGTGCTGGAAAATCCTCATTCTGCCTGCAACTTATTGCAGATGCACAAAAACAGGGGAAGACATGCGCGTGGATCGATGCCGAACAGTCATATTCTCCTGAGTGGGCTGAAAAACTTGGAGTCGATTCCAAAAAACTTATTTACTCATCAGCAAAAACAATTAACGACATGGTTGACATTGGCACGCAACTTATCCAATCGGGAGTGGACCTACTTGTTGTAGATTCCATCTCTGCTCTACTTCCAGCCATATACTTTGAAAAAGACGGCTCAGAACTGAAACAACTGCAGGATACAAAACAAATCGGCGCAGAGGCAAAGGATATGACTCATGCTGTCAAGATGCTCAACTATGTTAATGACAAGACATTGCTTATCCTTATCTCTCAGCAGAGAAACCAGTTTGGATCTATGCACGCTAGCCATATTCCAACTGGAGGAATGGCAGTAAAGTTTTTTTCTAGCACCATTATTAAACTATGGTCAAGTGAGGCAGAGGCCTCATCAATTAAAGATAAGATTGCTGTGGGTGATAAACTTATTGAACAAAAGGTCGGTCGTCCGGTTAACTGGACGATTGACTACAATAAGACTGGACCTCAATTCATTACTGGATCGTATGATTTCTACTTCCAAGGTCTGCATGTAGGAGTTGATCAGGTTGCTGATCTAGTTGATACTGCAGAAATGCTTGGAATTATTGAGCGCGGCGGTGCCTGGTATACTGTATTAGGAGAAAGAATTCAAGGTCGTGCAAACGTTATTGCCAGAGCCAGAGAAGACCTTGATATGCAAGAAGAACTTACAAGATTGGTATATGAAAAAATATGATTGACCCAAGAGCATTTCTTTCTAACGATGAGTCTAAGTCCTCTGGTAAATATAGAGACATTCAGGGATCGTTCTCTTGCCCAGAACAGGGCTGCTATGAGGTTGCTAATGAAGGACAATACGATGAAGAAAATCGTAAGGTTTTTTGGACCTGCCCGAACGGTCATGATGGAAGCGCAAGGCTTTGAGCGAAAAGGCAGAACTGCGTCGCATAGGGGCTAAGTCTCATAAAAATAGTGGTCGTGGACAATATCAGAAAGCAGACGGAAACATCGAAAGATTCGTTGTAGATATAAAAGAATATGGCAAGTCTATATCATTAAGCCAGGATATGTGGGCCAAGATTGTTACTGATTGTCTAAGAACAGATAACAAAAAGAACCCTTTGCTTATGGCTGTGCTTGGTAGCGGTGGAAGAAAAACCAGGCTAGCCGTAATTGAGTGGGAAGTATTAGAAGAATTATTGGAGGAACTAGATGGAAGATACAATTGATTTAATTAATCAGGTGTCGGAGTTCGCTGACATTCATGATTTTGTCAGAGATGAGGGGCTTGATGATGCGATGGCGGCTATCGTAAAAATTATTTCTAAGCCAGATATCCCTCCAGTTCAGGCACTCACACTAATAGCAAAACTACAAGCCTTGTCTGCTAAGTTTGGAATCCTTGCAGCATGGTATACAACAGCAGCAAAAGGTCCAACAGGATCTCCAAATAATATCAAGAAGAATATCTACTACTCTACAAAAGAAGCCCTAGATAAACTTGTTGACAGTCTCAAGTACATAGTAAGGTATAATCTTGGGTGACATGACTAAAAACTTATTATCGTCTTTACTAAACAAGCCTAAAGACCCTAAACTAAATTCTAAAAAGTTTATTAAAATGCTGAATTCAGCATACGAAGATACTAATACTAATAAAGAATATAAGAGAAAGAAGACATTCTCTCCAAGTACTATTGGGTATGGTCATGGAACCTGCTCTAGATACTGGTGGCTTGCATTTAATGGTGCGGAGTTTACTGAGAATATTCGTGCCGCTAACATTGCATCCATGAGATCTGGCACCGCCGCCCATGAAAGAATAGAAAAATTAGTTGAGGCAACAGGTCTTCTTAAAGAGCGGGAAAGAGAGATTAAAAGTGATAGCCCTCCCATCAGAGGTTTTGCCGACCTAGTTTTAGATATCGATGGTGAAGAAATTATTGGAGAGATTAAAACTATTAAAGACCAATACTTCATTCAAAGAAAATCTGAAGGACAACCATCTCCCAGCCACTTCCTACAACTATTGGTCTACATGAAGGTTGAGGGTGCCTCAGAAGGCTTTATTCTATATGAGAACAAGAATGATAATGAACTTCTATCTATTCCAATAGAAATGAATGCTAAAAATGAAGAGTATATCAATTACGTTTTTGAGTGGATGGACAAAGTTTATAATGCATACAAGGAAAATACTCCACCTAAAAGAGGTTATACAAAGTCTACATGGACATGTAAATCATGCCCTGTAGCAGAGGCTTGCCTGGAAAGAGAAGAGGGCGTAAAAAAGATAGAGAATCTTAAGGTCGGTCTTGAATGAAAAACTGCGCCCATTGCGGTGAGCCCTTTGAGTCAAATAAAAAGAACCAAAAATATTGCGCTCCTTCATGCTGCAGACTTGCTACAAATAAAAAGATTATGGAACGGTACTACGAAAATAAAAAAAGAAAAAGCGGAGTAAAAAGATACTGTGATTGTGGTCAACTTCTAAGTAGATATAATGATAGTGATATTTGTTTTATTTGCTTAAAAAAGAAAAAAGAGAATGATAATAGCGCGGTTATAGAGGTAATTAATAATGTCATTAAAAAAATTAATAAAACAAAACGCTAAAGTGGTTATGGGGGTAGACTCATCTACCAATTCATTTGCGTTCTGCCTGTTCGATAAGGAGCCAATTAAATGGGGAAAGATAACTTTCAATGGGAACAATATCTACGACAAAGTTGTAGATTGCAGAGACAAAATGAAATTTATAAAAGAAGAAGTGCATCCAGATTATATTTGTATAGAGTCTGCAATCATGGTAAAATCTCAGGCAGTAGCGATAAATATGGCTATGATTGTAGGAAGTCTGATATCTGAATTAGCATTAGACTCACGTTCAATAATTACTGTACCACCAGCAACATGGCAAAACTATATAGGAAATAAAAATTTAACAAAAGAAGAAAAGGCCCTAATAAAAAAACAAAATCCAGATAAATCTGAAGCCTGGTATCGTAATACCGCCAGAAACATAAGAAAGCAACGGACAATAGATTTTTTTAATGACAAGTATGGAATGAGTTTAGATGATAATGATGTTGCAGACGCTTGTGGAATTGCCTACTATTCCTATGAGAAATTGACAAGTCATGGCTAAACTATATGAAAGTAAAGCGTACCTGACTAAAAGATATTCCATAGAAAAGAAAAGCCTGGAAGAAATTGCAAAAGAGTGTAATGTTAGCCATCAAACAATATATAGGTACTTAATGAAATTTGGACTGATAAGAAACCCGAGGAAACTATCATGAAAGAAACTAACCTGTCTGATATGTACGCAGAGGCAAAAAGTATTGAAGAGAGATCATTCTTTCCAAAAAATAATACAGAGATAGCAATTGTAGATGAGTGCCAGAGAATGGCGATGATGTTAGTAGAAAAGAATCGTGCCTACGGAAACTCTGCCCTTGATCCAGTAAGAATCATGTCATCATCAGACGCAACAGAGCAATTAAAAGTTAGAATAGACGATAAATTATCTAGATTTATGAGAGGTAAGAATTATCACGGAGACAATGATCTTGACGATCTGATAGGTTATCTGGTATTATTGAGTATTGTACAAAAGGAGACATGGAAGTAATGCCGTTATATACCTTTACATGCATGGATTGCGATAAGACGCATGAAATGATATTAAAGATTGAGGAAAGGAATAATGCTATTTGTCCAGACTGCGGAATGCGGCTGGTCAGGAACCTTGATTCCCCAGGTATGGTATGGGCACCCACCCGTGGCGGTAGTGGTTTCGCCACTTAATAAAGGAGAACTATGTCTAGACGACAATCAAGAGACTCTGAGGAACTTCCGACTTACAAAGTAAATCCAGATATATCCGTTTTCTACGAACTTAAATTTGGCAAGGATATAATAAAACCAGGAGACTCCTTGAAGTTTAAGGATGTAAGAGGATCTTTTAGATTTATCCGCCTTGCTCATAATGTTAAGAAGGATGTTACTTGGATAGACTGCTACTCTCCAACTACTGGAGAATATAGATCTTTCTATGTAGAAAAACTTAAGGGCGTCGTCCATGCTAAGAAAAGTATTAGAAAGAAGATGAATGTCAACTGATGTAGTCCTGGCTGAACGCTGGGAAAAAATTAATAAGGTTGTCGATGTGTTCCTTAAGGGAACCACGAACCCCTCTGCAATTGCTAAGGCTACTGGGTTTAAAAGAGCAGAAGTCCAGGAGTTCCTTGATGAGTGGCGCTCTGTCATTCAAAGCGATAGACAGATTCAAATGCGTGCAAGAGAGGCTTTGTCTGGGGCCGACCGACATTACTCAATGCTGATTGAGGAGGGCTGGGATGTTATTAATCAGGCTGGTACAGTTGGAGATTTGGGTAAGAAAACTGCTGGGATTAAGATTGTAGCGGACATTCAACAGAAGCAAATAGATATGCTACAAAAGGCTGGGCTAATTGAGGATAGTGAAATCGCTCAACAAATAATTGAAACGGAGCGTAAGCAGGAAGTCCTAGTTAAAATCTTAAAAGAAGTTGTGGCAGATTGCGACCATTGTAAGAGAGAAGTATTTAGGCGTCTAGAAGAAGTTACAGGTAAGGCGGAGGGCTTCTGATGTTTGATGATTTCATATCTGCCCTGGAAGAAGACGAGTTTGAAGAACACCCAGTAAATATTGAAGAGTTTGTTACAAATGAAGACTACCTACATCTTCCACCTCTTTCAGAATATCAATATCAGGCTATCAAGGCTATGACACAAATCTATAAAAAAGACACACTCATAAAACTTTATGGTGAAGAAGAAGGCACAAAGAGATTCAAGCAAACCTGTAATGAGGTTATACTGCAACTGGGAAAGGGTAGCGGTAAGGATTATCTATCTACAATTTCAGTAACGTATCTTGTTTACCTATTGCTGTGCTTGAAAGACCCTGCAAAATATTTTGGAAAACCCCCAGGAGATTCAATTGACATTATCAATATTGCTATTAACTCCGAACAGGCAAAGAACGTATTCTTTAAAGGTTTTCGCAAAAGAATTGAAGATTCTCCATGGTTTGTCGGTAAATATGCTATTACAGCGCAAAGCGTATCGTTCGATAAATCCATTACATGCCACTCTGGTCACTCAGAACGGGAATCATGGGAAGGGTATAACGTTATCTGTGTAATTCTGGATGAGATCTCTGGCTTTAGCACAGTATCGACAAGCGGTAACGAGCAGGCCAAGACAGGTCAGGCGATCTATGATATGTATAGGGCCTCAGTAGATTCACGCTTCCCAGACGTTGGGAAGGTTGTCCTTCTTTCATTCCCTAGATACCGTGACGACTTTATTCAGCAGAGGTACAACGCTGTCATTGCTGATAAAGATGTAGAGATAAAGTCTCACAAATTTAAATTAGATGATGAACTGGAAAATGTTGCAGAAAATGAGTTCACAGTTGAGTGGGAAGAAGATCATATTAACGCCTACAAATATCCAAAAGTATTTGCCCTTCGTAGGCCAACGTGGGAGGTCAATCCAACGAGATCAATAAATGATTTTAAGATTGCATTCTACAACAATCCGGTAGATGCCCTTGGTAGATTTGCCTGTATGCCTCCAGATGCAGTAGATGCTTTCTTCAAATCTAAGGAAAAAATTCTCACATGCTTTAATCAGCCTATGAACGGTGTGGACGATGACGGCAGGTTTAGAGATTGGTTTAGACCCCAGGAAAGCAAAGAGTATTATATCCACGTTGACTTGGCACAAAAGCACGACCATTGTGCTGTAGCAATGGCTCATGTTGATAGATGGGTTCATCTAAAAAGTTTTATGAATCATAGTGTGGTCAGCCCTATCGTTGTCGTGGATTGTGTGAGATGGTGGACCCCGACCTCCGACAAATCTGTTGATTTCTCAGAAGTTAAACAGTTTATTGTGGACCTAAGATCACGGGGATTTAACATTAAAAAGGTTACATTCGATAGGTGGAATTCACACGATATCATGTCAGAACTTAGAATGATTGGCATAGAAACAGAGACTCTTTCTGTAGCAAAGAAGCATTATGATGACATGGCTATGCTGGTCGGAGAAGAAAGAATTGTTGGACCCAGCATTAAACTTCTTACAGATGAGTTACTTCAACTTAGAATTATCCGTGACAAAGTGGACCATCCAAGAAAAGGTAGTAAAGATCTCTCAGACGCGGTTTGTGGTGCCATTTATAATTCTATTGCCTATACCAGAAGAGAAGATGAAGAAATAGAAATTGAAGTACACACATTTAAACAATTAATTAGAGATCGTGAAAAAGAAGAGGCAGATAGAAATATTATTAAACCGCCAATTCCACCAGAAAGTTTTGATGATTATGTTAATTCTATAGGGATGGTATAACTATGGATATGAACGAAGAACTTATCAAGATGATGCTAGAAAGAGGATATATAGAGCAAGTTGGATATAATCCTGTAGGAGATCCACTATACAAAATAACGGAATTATTTTACACAGAGCAGGCCGATCTAGTAGAATGGATGCGTCAGCAAGACTCTGATACCCTAAGCAGTCTATGGTTTAAAGGATATATAGATTTAAAAATGTCTGAGGAAGGCCTGGGGTTTGTCTATCTTACAGATAGGTCAGATAGTTGGGTAGAAGCAGAAGATCTTACTGAGGATGAAAAGTCAATGATGTATCTTATTTACAGCACAGGTTCTTACTTTGGAGGTAACCCAGATTATGGATACGAGGAACGTAATTGATTATTACAAGGAATGGGAGAACGATCAAATCAGGGCGGATCTAGATACTAAACGTCTTCCATTCATTGTAGGCTTTGAAAATATTACTGGTGATTTTAATAAGGCTTCTGGAATTAGAAATAGTAATGCATTCCTGGCTAAAGAATCCTGGATTATTGGGAATAAAAGGTGGGATCGCCGTGGAGCGGTGGGGACACAGAACTACATCCACTTGAAGTATGCCCCCTCACTAGATCATATATATCTTAATGAGCCACACATTAGAGACATGCGATGGGTGGCGGTAGACAACGTTCCTGGAGCCATTCCTATTACTCAGTATGAGTGGAAGCCAAACACCTTTATGATCTTTGGAGAAGAGGCTAGGGGTGTAAGCCCGATGGGGCTGGGCATGGCAGATGACGTTGTTATGATTCCTCAACTTGGTAGTGTTAGAAGTCTAAATGTTAGTGTTGCGAGCGGCATCGTAATGTATGACTATGCGACAAAACTTGGAATGCTATAATTAATCATGAAAGTATGCTCATTTTGCGGTGAAAAGGCTGAGTGGTCTGGTTCTAGGAAAGACACAATGCTTTATGTATGCAAGCCCCACTTTGAGGCATATTACATAAATTTTTCAGATTGGAAGAGACTAGATGGCTGAATCATATGTACCAACAGACTCAATGGCTTCTAATGCCCGTCGCGGACTTGCATTGCGAGATGAATTTAATCGCGGAGGAACGGCAGTAGGAATCGCACGCGGTAGAGATATTGCCAATAAAAAGAATCTTAGCGAGTCTACCGTATTGAGAATGCACTCCTTTTTTAGCCGCCACGCCGTTGATAAAAAGGGCAAGGGCTGGAAGCAAGGTGAAGAAGGCTATCCATCAAATGGTTTAATTGCGTGGTTGCTTTGGGGCGGTGACTCTGGAAGATCTTGGGCAGAGTCTAAGAGAAATGCAATCATGAGAAGGAGAGAGCAGTCCAGCAAAATGTGGAAAGGTACTGCTTTCGATATAACCGAATAGACCCCGATGTGCCAGCAATGCCGAGTTACGCGGTTGATTCCAGTATGAAGTTAGTCAAACGTGCAGAACTTAGGATGGTTATGTTACTCGCTGGCACATCGGTCTTTTCCCGATTGGTGTAATGGCAGCACAAATGATTTTGGTTCATTTAGTCGTAGTTCAAATCTATGATCGGGAGCATGGAAATACATTCAGATGACGAATGTCAAAAATATTGGCGGGAGGTATTTGCCTCCCAGATAGAAAGAACAATAAACTCTTATCATATACAAGAAAAAGATGAAGACGTAGATAGAATTAGATGGTTTCTTGAAGGATTAAGATATGCCTCTATGATTATTAGATGGGACGATGAGTGAGACTGCTCACAAATCCCCTTTAAAATTTGACCCCTTATCAGTACCCTGATAAGATAAATATATCAACCCACAAGGAGGAATTATGAAGGCTTTAGGTCATTATTTTTCTGAGATTTTTAGAGGTGCCACAAGCAAAGCCTCTGGAATCCAGTCAGATTGGGACAGGGCTAGAAGAGATGCTTCTAGATTTGGACCATCACACGTTGCAGAGATTGACGCCATTTTTTCACGACAGGCATAATCATTGACACCCGCCCACGACTACTGTATTATTAGTGTCGTGGGCAAGTCATTTATAGAAAAGGATTAATATGAAAAATATTATTATTGCTGCTGCTATTTCTGCAGTTGCTCTAGTTGGATGCACATCTGAGGTGTCCCCGGCCCCGACAGTAACCATTACTGAGCAGGCCCCCGCTCCACTCCCAGCGCCAAGTGTTGATGATGGGGTGACAACTAACTCTCAAAAGTTTGTAGGTTTTGTAAGACAAAATGGTGGTGTCTATGGAAGTATTGCTAATGAATCAGACCTTCTTGGTTTGGGAGATACTATTTGTAAGGGTTTCGCAGGAGGTCTTTCAGAAGATGAGATTACTCAGGTACTATCCCAGGCTTTAATTAATAGCAATATGGGCAATGATGATGGCGCTAAGTTTGGCGCAGCACTCATTGTAGGCGCAAGAACCTATCTCTGTGTAGTAACTTACTAATGCCTTACTTTACATTTTATTGCTTGGTTAAGTCCGGTAACGAATACGTTATGAAACCTCATATAAATATTTACAACAACATGATAGAAATTATTGATTGGGAAAAAAATGTATGAATATAAAGCGTATGTTGAAAGAGTCGTTGACGGAGATACTGTAGATCTAACTATTGACTTAGGCTTTCATACATATGTAGTGAAAAGGGTTAGGCTATCTAACATTAATGCACCAGAAAGATTTACAGAAGAAGGTAAAATAGCAAAAGCATTTGTAGAAAATGCTCTGGCGGTGGGCATGGAAGTGGTAATACAAACACAACTAGATTCAAAAGATAAATATGGGAGAGTTCTTGGTGAGATATTTATTGACAAGCAATTCTCTTTGAATGAAATGCTACTAATGAACGGTCTCGCAACCCCCTATAATGGTTGACTTATATTATTATCTACTGTAGAGTAGATTAATGTTGCCGCCCAAGGAGGTCAATATGACGACAAAAAACCAATTTGGAATGGCAATAGATTGGATTGCCGTAGTAGTTCTAGCAATCACATTTATTGCAGCACCAAGTCTGGCGTATGCTAAGTCTGCGCCCTTGGCGGAAAGTGCAAATGGAAACTTTGCCACCGCTGATGCATTCGAAAGAAGTGCAAGCAAAAAGAAAGTTTGGGTTTTGCCATCCAAATGTGATAACAAGCAGGCAAAGATTCTGTTTGACGCAGGTTTTAATAGACCTGGGATGTTAAGAGGAGCGTGGGCTATTACCTGGCGCGAATCTAAGCATCAGTCACTTGACGAATCTAGCAGATGGTATTCAGGTGCTCTGGGTACTTGGCAAATTCAGACCAGCGCATGGTCTGGAAGATCCTGGTGGTCACGGAGTAACATGCTAGATAAAGAAATAGAATCAAAAATTGTGCGTAAATACTTTCTTAAAGATGGTATGCATAATTGGGGCTATGGATATTCTTTTAAGAATGATTCATGGTACGAGGATGCAGGGATGTACTACTCTCTATGGGGATCTAGTACAACATATGCATGGGTAATTGCTCCATTCAATACCGGATGGTCTTTATTCCCTGGCAAATGCACCCCTAAAAAGGTATAATGTAGTACATAGGTATGGCGGGGGGAACAACACAATAAAATGTGCGGCAACACCCCCGCCTACCATAACTATTGGAGAATGAATGAGAATAGGTTTTCTTTCTACAGACTGGGGCGATCACTTTCAGGCGCAGCCAGGTGGTTGTACTAACGTCAGAATGCTTGGTCCAGGTATGCAATTAACCACCATAGGTCATGAAGTTATGGTTGGAGAGATTGGCTGGAAGGACGGAGAAGGCTTTGTGGCAGTTCAGCCAGTAGAAAGAGTTAAGGTTCGTGATCGTAGCGTTATCACAAAATATTCTAAGGCTTTTGAAAAACTTGATGTTGTTGTACTTAAACTATTTATGCATAAGGATGCGCCAAGATATATAGAAGAAGCCAAGAGGCTAGGTCAGACAGTCATTATTGACACGGATGACCACTTTGAGCAACTTCCAGAAGATAATCTAGCATTCATAACAACTGACCCACAGACTCATCCAGAAAATAATAGAGAGCATCTTATAGCGACCTATCCTTTAGCAGATGGAATCATTGCTAGCACCAAGTTCCTTGAGGATAGAATGCGTAGGTATAATAAAAATGTATACAGAGTCTCTAATTCTTTAGACCCATCCAACTTTATGTACAGAATAGATACTGCTGGAACCAAGCCAACCATTGGATGGGTTGGGATTATGATGTGGCGAGTTAATGACCTAAAGGATGTTGCTGCACCAATTAAGACTGTTATAGAAACTCACGGACTTAAATTTCATCATAGTGGAATAATGTTAGATAAGCCATTATGGGCGGCAGAAACCATTGGAATAGATCCTAAGAAAATGAGTGGCTATTGTGGAGCGAGGCCGCAGTATTACGGTAACATATTTATGCCCATAGATGTAGGTATCGTTCCTCTGACGAAGAATCAATTTAACGAGGCCAAGAGCAACCTAAAGGGTCTTGAGTATGCTTTGTCTGGAATCCCTTTTGTGGCTTCTAATACTAGAGAGTATAGAGATTTAGCAGATATGGGTGTTGGTAGAATTGCAAAATCTTCAAAGGATTGGATTAAGCATCTAACAAAACTTACAGATCCAGATGTAAGAGAAGAAGAGAGGCAGAACAATTATAAGATTGTAACTCAAAACTTCAACCTAAACTGGACAAAGTATAAATGGTCAGAAGCAATAGAACTTATCCATCTAGAAGCACAAAAAAATATAATGAAACAGTATCAACTAATTAAGGTATAATTAATTATTACGCTTGGGAGGCTGCCATATGCCATATGACATTAGACAAAATTATCGTGGTAAGTCTGGATACTCTGTAGTTGGTCCAGACGGTACCGTTCGTGGCACTCATCGTACCCGTGGAGAGGCGGTGAGCCAACAAAGGGCTCTCTATTCCGCTGAATCAAACTCTAAGAAGGATATTTCTAAGGCAGGGCATAACTTATACGAAGAACTATCTGCTGCTGAAAAAGAATTCCATGACTCCCTGGTAACAATTGCAGACAACTATGGGCCTTTAGATGCAGAAGAAACTGGCATTTGGATAGGATATGAGTCTGCAGCAGAAAATGAAGATGCCTCTATTGGGGTTATGTGTGGAAACTGCTCCTTACACTATGAAAAAGAAGATGGTGGTCTAGGCTGTATGATCCTATCTTATGAAATTGAAGAGATGGGGAAATGTAGACTGGCAGTTATACCGCCAGGATATGTAAATTCAAGCCCGGTTATGAAAAATTTCTGGGGCGGTAAGTTCTCAAACAACAGATAGGTTAATGATGAAAATTCTTGTTTACGGAAGCAATAAGTTTTCCGATTATGATACTTTTACCCGTGCTGTGGTGGTGGCGATTGATAATGCCGTAGACAGCATAGATGACAAACTTGATATTTATACAGCAGGTCCGTACAAGGTAAATCAGTTTACTGCTGAGTTTGTTAATAAAACAGAGGGCTTCTTCAAGCAGAAAGGCATTAAGTCACGATTCTATCGGGTCTTAAAGAACGATGTTGTGGAAAACTTTGACAAGTACGGCATTGATAGTGTAGTATATTTATCAACGAAGAATGAACGTGCTGAGATTTTTGATACAGTAATATCTACGGCAGAAAGCCAGGACGTTCCCGTAAACATCTATAAGGTATAGGAGAGAAAATGAGAATTATCAAAGGAGCAGGTCGCCGTATCTAAGCGCGACCAAGCATATCTTTCTGTAGCATCATATATGGCATCTCAGTCTTCTTGTAGAATGAAGCACGGTTCTGTTATTGTAAAGGGTGGTAGAGTGATTTCTACTGGAGTTAACAAAGAAAGAAGTCATCCAAGAATTGTATCTAGTGAGCATATCAAGCAGCATTGTTCAGTTCATGCAGAAGTAGATGCAATCAAGAGGGCTAAGGATGTTAACGGGGCCACCATTTATGTAGCAAGAGTGAACCGTCGTGGAGAGCAAAGAGATAGCAGGCCATGCAACAGATGCTATGAGGCAATAAAAAATAGTGGTATCAAGAAGATTGTCTATACAACGAGTGAGGAATAATGTCTTTTAAAACAATTAACTACGAAGAGGCACATACAATTGTAGATTCTAATAAGAGTCTGTTTTGGGATGGATGGACAATCGTAGACTGGAAGCCATACAAGGATGCTCTATATAAAAAGAATGGGCTCTTTCGGGATGGTAAGTGGGGTGTGTCTAGACGTTACACTCCAGATACAAATGGATGGAAAGTGCCAGCAAAATATGTGGATCGATGAGGCGCTATGCGCTGGCACAGATACCGAACTTTACTTTGATAAATACGAATCAAACCAGGACACAGCGGTAGAAATAGATAGAATGTGTTTATCGTGTCCAGTTATTAAAGAATGTTTTGATGAGGGTGTTAAGAGTGAGTCTTACGGAGTCTGGGGTGGCGTCTTCCTTAATGAAGGAAGATTAGATAATGTAAGAAACTCTCATAAAACAGATGTAGTTTGGCAAAGGATTCTCCCATTGATTTCGGAGGAAAAATGGTAGATAAATTAGTTCTCAATGTTCTTAAAGATAATAAACCACCCTATAATATAGTCGTGGATATTGTGGAAACGCCTAATTATCTTGCTCTAAGAGTGTATGAGAATGAGGTCATGTCTTTATCTAGCGATAAACAATTGATCGTAATGGAATACCTGCACAAACTACGAAATATCGTAATGACATTTGGAATTAAATGCCATTTCCAGGGTGTTCCAGGAGATCCACCTAGGAGAGTCTAATGGAAATGGTTTGGATTGAATCCGAACGATGCTGGGGTAAAGTTATGCAAAGAAATACTTCTTATTGCATAGTAAAGTATTATAAAGACGGAATTAATTATGAAGAGGCGATAGAAATAGAAGATCTTGTAGATCTTAATGATATGGGTATAGATTATGAAGAGGACTCCTAATGTTTAAAAGAAAAAGCGCGGTGGAGATAAAGCAGCCACAAGAGTATTACTGCTCTAATCCAGACTGCCGTAATGAGGTAGCAGACTTTAGCCCCCTAAAAAATCTGCTTACCGACGAAGCCCATAATAATTATTCAGACTTCTATTGCATGGACTGTATAATTGAGGAGAATTTTCTATGAAGAAGGCTTTAATTACAGGGATTACTGGTCAGGACGGGTCCTACCTAGTAGAGTTACTTTTGGATAAAGGCTATCTAGTTTATGGAATAAAGAGGAGATCCTCATCTCTGAATACAGAAAGAATAGATCATCTATTTAATCACCCAAATCTAGAATTAGTCTACGGTGACCTGACAGACTCTTCATCAATTATAAAGATTGTTAACGATACCAGGCCCGATGAAATTTATAACCTTGGCGCTCAAAGCCATGTTCAGGTGTCATTTGAAACTCCTGAATATACTGCACAGTCAGACGCGGTGGGTCCGTTAAGAATTCTTGAAGCAATTAGAACATTAGGATTACAGTATGATACAAGATTTTATCAGGCAGCAACATCAGAAATGTACGGCCTTGTCCAAGAAGTTCCGCAGACTGAAACGACGCCGTTCTATCCTAGATCTCCTTATGGAGTAGCAAAACTTTATGGTTATTGGATTACAAAGAATTACCGTGAGGCATACAATATGTATGCATGTAGTGGAATATTATTCAATCACGAATCACCTCGCCGTGGTGAAACCTTTGTAACTAGAAAGATTACAAGAGGTCTGGCGGCTATTAAAAGAGGAGAACTTGAAACTCTAGAACTTGGTAATCTAAATGCTTTAAGAGACTGGGGGCACGCAAAGGATTTTGTCAATGCTATGTGGCTAATGTTGAACCAGGACGACCCAGAAGATTATGTCATTGCAACGGGAGAAGAGCATACTGTTAAGGAATTCATTGAGGCAAGCGCACCGTTTTTTGACATGGAAATAGAATGGCGGGACGAGGGCGTTGATGAAATAGGTGTAGACGTTAAAACTGGAAAAACTATTATTGCTGTGAATGATAAATACTTTAGGCCAGCAGAAGTAGATAGATTAATTGGAGACTCTTCTAAGGCTAGAAAAGAATTGGGGTGGAAGCAAGAATACACCTTCTACGATCTAGTAAGGGAGATGTGTCTTGCAGAATTATGATGTTACTATCAAAGCCCACCCAAAGGATTATTACAAACTTCCATATGTTATATCCAGCCTTAAGCATTTAAAGCCCAGATTTGAGAACATTTATATTGTTTCTCCAGACGGGCACAGACCAGACTCTATCTTTCAAGATTACATCATTACTGTAAAGGATGATGAGGTCAGGCCATTTATAGATAAAACTAAATTTAAGCATAGGTACAACTGGTCTTGGGTTAACATGCTGTCTTTGACACAAGAATTTACAAAAAATGATTTGTACTTTGATGTTCAGGCAGACAACTTTTTCCTTAATGATTTAGAATTGTTTACAGAGGATGGTAGGCCAAGACTATTCAAAACTCGCGCTAATTCTAATAACAATACTGTCTGGCCTGGGTATTTTGAATTTAGTAAGAACATGTTTAACATAGAAAAAATAACCTTTGGATCTTCCTACATTATTGAATTCATGATGTATGATAAAAATAAA